CAATATACATTGGATTTGCACGATGATGATGCCTTGACACTCAACAATTTTGATCTTGAGAGCAATGGCTCCGATTCCGACGACGACTCAGAAAAAGACCCAAAAGAGTACGTCGCTAATGTACCAGTCGAAGACAATTCAAACCAAAAATTCACCGAAGATAACGTTTCTGACAACGTGTCCTACGTAGAAGAGAACACCATTGAGGTTCCTGTCATGATTGAAAACAAAACCGTAATTGTTGATAAACCCGCTGCAGTCAGGGTTAACCCTCTTCAGATTCAAGAGGAAATTGATGAACGTATTATTAGTTTGTCCGGTTCTTGTTTAAATTCCAAAGGTAGACAATGTTACCCCTTAGAAATAACTACTAAATATGGGGATAAAGTCACCTACTACGAGAGCATTTCTAACGCCATTTCCCAGTTCATTATGGATCGTTTTAGTACACCTAAGTCAACCGTGTGCAAAATACATGTTAGAAATGACAAAGTCGAATTTCAAACTATCACGAAAGTCATTGTCGAAAACAAAATCAGCAAGATCCCAAATACTTTTTTAGGTGGTCATTGCGCTATGAAAAGCTTATGGGAATGTTTTGTTCAGAACAACAAACCGTCTGTCAAGAACTACCTTAAAATAGCTTACGTACAATTGAAACTTTCAGGAAAGTTTGATGATAAAACCATTGCTAACTACATATGCAATGGCGTTTGGGACACCTCCACAATTTCCATGGACGTTCTGCGTGTTCTTGCAGAATGGTATGATGTTAACGTTAGAATTTACAGTAAAGTTTTCACACTACTTGAAGATATTAATCCGAGAGCCACATTTTTGGCGAATATCTTCTATGAAGACTCACATTTTAGCAGCATCAGAGGTGGTGGTCATAAAGACAAATTCCCGAAATTGATCGAAGATTATCAAAGTATGATTAAAGGTTATAAACCGCACAATATTATCGAATTGAGCGCTGCTCCCGGTTTTTTGGTCAAAGAACTTGCCACAGCTTATCCAGATGGTAACGTTTACGCCTGCAACTACAAATATGGTTTACCTTTCACAGTCAAACAACCTGAGAATGTTTACAAATTTGATTACGGTAAGTCAGAAACCATATATGAACTCATTAGAAAAGGTAAGATTTTTCAACCAGATCTTATCGTTTGTGATGTTGCACGTCCAACTAATTCTGAGGAACTTATAAACTCTTTTGTGAAAGAAGTTCATGAATATCTCAACGTTGCAGCTAAGGATAATGAAAAACCTTTTGATGTCATAGTTAAAACATTCGGTAATTGTGAAGCTGTTTATGAGATTGGTAGACATTTTGACCGCATGCAAATGCGTAAAGGCGTCGGTTCAGAG